CTTTATTAATAATTCCCTTCCCTTATTTCCCCAATTCCTGGTATTAAATTGTAACAAACATTCAATGAATTTCGCACTAGAGTTTGTGCAATAAGACGAAAGAATAAATTTAAGAAAAGTAAATATGATGAAACTGAAATTTCCTATACCTATAATATAATATACGATCAAAAGTTTGTCAAGTGTTTATTTGAAAAAATTTATTAACATTTTGTTACATTTTACAATTATAAATATATTAAAAAAACTACTTGACAAAGTAGTAAAAATGAGCTAGAATAAAGTCATAAACAAGGAAATATAAAGGAGGATTTTAAAAATGGAAAGAAAAATAATGCTGATATGCAACAATCAGAGAAAATTGCACGGAGAACCGTTGCGCAGGAAAAAAGACAAAAGGAAAAAGAAGTATACAAGAAATGAAGCAGATGAATGCCTGAGTGCATTTATTGAGTATTACAGGTAAATATAAAAGGGGGGATGGAAACATTGACGTATTCTAAGTACGTAAATGAAAACTATCAATTATGTTCTCCTAATTCAGAATTTCGGAATCACATAATTGATACCATTACTATACACTGTTATGTTGGCCAAGTTTCAGCCGATTCTATGGTCAACTGGCTTTGTAATCCAGAAGCTGAGGCGTCAGCGAATTACGCTATCGCCTATGACGGCACAATTGTTGGCATTTTACCAGAGGAGCGGCGTTCCTGGTGCAGTTCTAGTCCATCTAATGACCATAGGGCGATAACTATTGAATGTGCGTCAGATAGCTATGACCCATATAGGATTAATCCGGATGTTTATAATGCCTTGATTAAGCTGCTGATTGATATCTGTGAACGTTATCCTGCGATCGGAAAACTTCGCTGGCGTGCTGACCCAACAATCACTGATAGGTCCGTCCAGAACATGACGGCTCACCGTTGGTTTGCTCCAAAGGCATGCCCCGGTGACTATTTATACACACGTTTTGGGGACATTGCAAATGAGGTCAATAAAATTATTGATTCCAAAAATAAACGTCCATATAAAGACGGTGAATACCGTAGGACAGTAAAGAGGATGGTTATATATAAGAGTATCGGACGTGAGCCAATTTTGCCCTCTGATATACCAATACAAACATGGTATAAGTACAATCTAACAAAAGATGGAACGGTGCAAATTAAAGCTGGCATTAAAGTAAAAATAAGGGAACAAATTGTAGTTAGGACTGGCTGTACCTATGTCAAAATTGCAAGAGGTTGGATATTAGCAGAATTTAACGGAATAAAATTTTTGAAATAATACTTTTATAAGGAGGTGATAAAATGAAGGTGAAGAGATTAGGTACAGAACTGGATGTATTCTATAAAGACGGCACAAAGAAACTGCACTGGTTCCCAGAGGAAATTACCAGACCAAAGTATCTTGAGTGGCTGAAAAGGATTGATTCATGGGAATATGAAAAAATAAAGAAAGTCCGAGTATCGGCATACCGATATTTTGCTTATGATATTCCGCCGGAAGTTATGAAGGCATTCAAAGTAGCTGAATTGAATTACAGTAATTGTGGAACATATAGAAGAAAAAAGGAGAATAAAAATGAAAAAAATTAATGTAAGAGCAAAAGTAAAATATGCGGGTGTAGAAGATGGAAAGGCTACATTAACTCTTGCTTTAACACCAGAGCAGGAAAGTGCCCTGGATTATGTCTATGAAGAAGTAGATACAGAGGGCTGTACGTCAACTCCTACTAAAATGAACGGAAATGGTGAACTGTATTTCAAGGCAACGAGCCGATACGCGGTTAAAGTCTATGAAAATGGGAAAGAATCTGATTCTATTTCTTTTGATGACATCGGAAAAGAATCTGAAGTAATAGCAAGCGTATCAATTGCAATCAGCAGGTACAGAGGCAGAGCTTTCCTTGTCGCCTATTTAAGTGCAGTTAATATCATTGATATGGTTTGGAAAAAGCCATTCAATCCATTTGATAATTCAGGTACAGCAACAATTTAAATAATAAAAAAACCACCTTGACAGGGTGGTTTTTTTATTGTATAATTATGGCATAAAGGAGGATTTGTTGCTATGACTGAATTAAAAAGAAAGTATCAGAAAGAATACAAAAGAGTAAAGAGTCTCATCAGATCTTTTGAAAAACGTGGATATGCCGTCCCAGAATCCATAAAGTCAATTAAACCAATGTCAGAGACAAAGGTGTCAACCAGGTCACTCAATCGTTTAAAAAATATTACACCGGAGTCATTATATCGCAAATCTCGCTACATTACTCCAGAAGGAAAAGAAACGTCTGGTGTACGTGGTAGAGACCTGGAGCGGGAAGCGGCAGGACGAAAAGCGGCGGAAACAAGAAAGAAATCAAAAGATAAAGATTTGTGGATAGATTTGGTATGGAAAAATGTAGTACAGCCGATGATTGACCGATTGAAATCTGGAGTTCCAGAGACTTATTATAGCAAACGCGGATTAGTTCCGAAAGCGGATGAAGTAATAAAGGTACAGAAAAAAGCAGCTGCTGAACTTTTATCATGGTTGCAAAATCTAGATAATAGGAGAGAAATAGCAGCATCCGTGTACTATGCGTATAAAAAAGGAGCTGATCTTGCAGATGCTCTGAATACGTTTTTGGAGAGTGGTTATTTAAGTGATGTAATGGGGTCACTTGAATTTTTAGCAAATAATATTGGGTATTCTGGTAACATTTCGTCTCTGTCATTTTCGGACGGTGTGAACTATGAAGAAGAGATGTTTAGCTGAGTCCGGCATATACGCGTGTGATTTCGAGACTACGGTATATGTAGGGCAGGAAAGAACGGATGTATGGGCGGCGGCTTGCGTTTCTTTGCATTCTGAAGAGGTTCGTATATTCGGTAATATTACGGATTTCTTTCAGTATTTCGTGAATATGCGTAAAACAGTGCGTTTATATTTCCACAATTTAAAATTTGACGGGAATTTTATTTTAGACGCTCTGATGCATCAATGGGGGTACCGTCCAGCATTTTTGCGCCTTCCAAGCGGTGAAGTAATGGAAATACCGGATAAGGATATGATACCGAAAACGTATAAATATAGTATCTCAACGATGGGCCAATGGTACAAAATAATCATACGTACAAATAAGTATAAAACGATTGAGATATACGACTCTTTAAAACTTCTTCCGTTTTCACTTAAAGTTCTTGGGAAAAACTTTGGTACAAAGCACCAAAAGCTGGAAATGGAATATAAGGGCTTTCGATTTCCAGACTGTCCACGATCACCTGAAGAAGACGAATATATCAGTAATGACGTATTAGTACTAAAAGAAGCTCTTGAGATTATGTTCTCTCAGGGGCATAACTCACTTACGATTGGGTCAGAGTGCTTAAAAACTTACAAGGCTATGACAGACGATGGCTTTGGATTATGGGACTCCTATTTTCCAAATCTATATGATGTCCAAGGAATAGAGGGGCTATCGGCAGGGGTACGAAAATCTTACAAGGGCGGTTGGTGTTATTTACGGAAAGGCTGTAGTGGCGTTACTGTATATAACGGTACAACTGCCGATGTTAATAGTCTGTATCCATCTATGATGCACAGCATGAGCGGCAATTACTATCCAGTTGGAAATCCGCATTTTTGGGAAGGTGATTATATACCAGAGGATGCTCTGATAGATAATCGGTATTATTTTCTTCATGTATGTACTGGCTTTGAGCTGAAGAATGGAAAGTTGCCATGCATACAAATAAAAAACAGTGCCATGTATAAGTCAACGGAATGGCTGGAAAGCTCTTTGATTGATGGAAAATACAGGGAAATTCCGGGGCCTGACGGCGCCATTAAGAGCACTGTTGATCTGTATATCACAATGTCAGACTGGGAGTTAATAAAGGAGCATTATAATCTATGGGATACTGTGATCGTAGATGGCTGCTGGTTTCGATCAAAGCTTGGCATTTTTGACTCTTATATTGATAAATTCGCAAAAATAAAAAAAGAAGCAAAAGACAAATGCACAAGGACGATTGCGAAACTATTCTTAAACAATTTGTACGGGAAAATGGCAATGTCCACGGACTCATCCTTTAAGTTTGCAGAGCCTATTGATGACAGTTTTGTTTTCCACGACATCCATGCAAATGATAAACGTCCAGGTTACATTCCGTGTGGGTCGGCAATTACCTCTTATGCACGTTGTTTTACAATTCGGGCGGCACAGGCGAATTATCACGGAAGCAAACGGCCTGGTTTCCGCTATGCAGACACGGATTCCATCCATTGCGATTTACCGCCAGAAAAAATAGTAGGAATAAAAGTGCATGATAAGGACTTTTGTTGCTGGAAGCTGGAGTCTTGCTGGGACAGTGCGGTATTTGTCCGGCAGAAAACGTATATTGAGCACGTTACACACAACGATCTGGAACCGGTTACTCCTTATTATGACATCAAGGCTTGTGGGATGCCTGCAAGATCAAAGGAGTTATTGTTATCCTCTATGCTTGGCAATGCGAAAATGACGAATTGTAAAAATGTGGAAGAATTACAATTTCTATTTTCAAGCGGTAAACGGATTATACGGACTTATGATGATTTTACGCCGGGACTTAAAGTTCCCGGAAAGCTACGTCCTGTTAGAATACCAGGTGGCGTAGTTTTGCAAGATACTTTTTTCACAATGCGGAATAGTTAAAAAATCACTTGACAAAGTAGTAAAAATGGGCTATAATAAAGCCAGAAACAAGGAGGATAGGGATATGAAAGAATTTATAAAAATTCTATTTTGTTTTTTCTTTGGTGCGCTTTTTGTGACAATTGTAATGTTCGCTTGGGTGGGCTTTGAAACAATTTGTATGTAAAGGATGACTTGAAATGAAAAACAAAATAAGTGAAGGCATTAAAAGAGCGATATGCAATCGTAATAATTATGAAACAGCAAAGAAACTTCTGGATGAATACTATTATGAGCAGTGCGGACATATAGATGCATATTCCAGAAATAGTGATTTAAATAGATTCTTTCCAATTAAAATTAAGTATCCATTCCATGATAATTTGTGCTATGTGATAGAACGGAAAGGAATTAAATATATTGGAAAATTTAAGCATCATTTTTTGCACGCCAGATACCACGATTTAAATGAAGTCCTTGAGGAACTTGGAAAAAAGGAGGGTGACTGAATGTCACCCTCCTTTTTTAACTTGTCTTCTTAATCGCATATAGCTGCTTCACATCGCACCCGGCGCTGTCAAATACAATGGTATTTCCGCTAGTAATAGTAATGCGGTTTTCCGCCACAAAATATCCTTCATATTGCAACCTTGCGTTTCTGGATAGTGTAGCCAAGGCAGTTAACGTTCTTGCTCCATCGACATTCTGCTGAATATAACAGTGCATTACACCGTTTGACACGACTATATAACTTTTCGTAATTTCCGTACCTGGGAATAATTTAGCAGCATCCACTTCAAAAGACTTCTCGTACCACCCATCAATTCCTATGACGTTTCCGTCATCATCAATGATACAGTCTCCACGGGAGCAGCTTGCATCTGCGATGCGATACAGGGAGTTTTCGGCTCTAATGAACCTGTGTATAGGGTTTGTCTCATCTCCTGCGTGGAACCCACCAACGGTACAGCTCTGGCAATTAGACATTTCAAACGCCCCCGCTTTTGTGGCTGCCGTGTTATAATTATCATTCGTCATACACACCAAAAAATTGGACGACAGGCATTCATTTGCAACAAAACAAGCTGCGCTCGTATGTTCTGCCCCGCATCCAGTCACATTAATTCCTTTGCATTTTGAAAACATGTAGCCGTTAACGGCACCCGAATAACTGTCAGTTGCGCAGGAAAGAAATGTCGAATAAAATAGGTTGTTAATGTAATAGCCCAAATAAGCGCTATTTACAGCCCAGCAATTGTCAAATGTTAAACTGGTTCCATTAAGCGTTGACCCATCATGATAAAAACCATAGGCTCCACCATAGGTACTTACATCGTAAAATATAGACTTAAACAAGTTGTCCATATAGATACAACAACTGCCAGTGCTTACATTAGACATATATACGTACACGTGTTCTAAATTAACATAGCGCATTGGCTTGTTAACATTTGTAGAACCAGGTGCTATGTGTACAACGTGTGCGCCAGTGACCAGGTTAGTTCCGCAAATTGCCATGTTATGAATGCAAACACCTGGTACACTTATTTGTATGGAAGGATTTGCGCTACTGATAATGCTGTGTTCCTGAAATTGTTCTGCCGTGTACTTATCCGTTGACATATCAAACACCCACCCCGTATAATTCCCTTTCAGACAGATGGGCTTGTCCAGGACAATGGTTTCAGTCAGATTAACCGTTCTACGTGGAAACATCACAGTTCCGTGTAAGGGACAGTCTTTTACAGCTTCTTTTACAGCATCAGTATCGGACATCCCTAAGTAAGTCACATAATGCTGCACATACGTATAGTCAGGGATTTCACTTTTTATAAATTTTTCCAAAAGATTCTGGAAATCCTCAGACTCCAGATAATCTGTCAGGATAACGTTAAAATTCTGAGTAATCTGATCGTACTGTAGTACAAGCTCATTCACCTTGCACATTACTTTGCACAGCACCTCATAATCGCTCAGGCTGTCATCATAAACAAGTCGCAGCACCTTTTGGCAATAAAAATGTAACCGTTCTCTTGTCATCATTTTTTCTTCCTCCTTACCAAAGTCTCAGAAACAAATCGCTAAGCTCCTCAATTACCATCAAATCCACGTTCAAAATTTGCTCTCTGTACTCTTTTATCGCCGCGGCATAACTCTGTCCTCCGCGTTTCCCCCAAACATGAACGTCTCCAGTTCCGGTTCCAGTATTATCCCGGTTTTCACTTCTGCTTCCAGTTTCTGCTCCTGTTTCTTCCCGTGTGCCCTCTTCTTTTACGGTACCGGTGTTTGCTCTTGTTCCGGTTTCCGTTGTTGTCCCAGAGCTGGAACCATTGTTTGAGGTTGTTCCACTTGTTTCTGTTTTCCCTTCCGTGCTTCCGTTTCTGTCCTGCGTGCTGGAGTCCGTTGTCTTTTCCGCGCTGGTCAAATACTGTTCCGCCTCAAAATCGGTCAAGTCATTTTGTGGCGTGTCACTGCGAATCGTTTTACTGGTGCTGGAACTTGTGGTTTTATCGGTCGTTTTTCCGGTGGTTGAAACGGTGGTTGAAACGGTGGTTGAATCGGTTGTTGAACCTGTAGTCTCACTGGAGTTGGACGTTGCTTCACTTAGGTCATCCGTGCGGGTATCCTTGCTTTTACCGGTTGTGGAACTTTCCCGGGTCGTTGAACCGGTTGTGGTTTCGGAAAACGTATCGTTATTCTCGTGATGCTCAAAGTAATCAGTGTCTGTAAGCGGGGAATACTGGAAATCAAGCGTCTTGTACAGCTCATTGTAAAGCGGCATGATCTCGTTCATTTTTCGGTTTAGATGAAGTTTCCAAAGACCTACGGTCTCATACCCTATTTCCCTGGTATAATAATGCGCAAGGATTTTCTTACAAAGTTCGGGTCGTTTTTCTTCCTTATAAAACGGAATGGTTGGAGAAAAAATTTTATCCCAGCTTTTTTCCAGCACGCTTTCCACGTCTGAGAAGCCAACTGATTCGGAAAGACCTGCTGCCGTTTCGCAGATGTAACGGACTTCTGTGGTGTATTTACTCATCCAGTTCACCTCCGCCCGAAGTTTCTGATTGTTCTTCCGATTCTGCATCAAACCGGAATTTTACAGACGCATTCCACCCAAACAATTTGTTTGCCCGCTCCAGCATCTGTTTTCTAGCTTCCAGCCGGCTATAACGCCCGGCAAGTGTTCCTCCAAGGGAACGGTTTACTTCATCGGATACCATTCGTTCTTTTTTGGTGATGGAAACGTTACTGATGCCAAGATAGGTCATTGCTTCGTTCCAGATGTTCGTCTTCAGCTCAAAAATCCGGTCTGAGATGTACGGGGCATCTGTGGAAAGCACGGAAAAATCATGCATATCCAGGTCTTTGTCTCCAAAAATAAAGGGCTGATTTCCGTCATACTCTTTATAGAGATTTAACATAGTCAGACGCTGCGACTCCGATGCACGCACCAATACGGGAGTTTTTTGTGCATTGACGTTCACATCAATGATGCGATCAAGGTTATAGAGACGCATTGCAAACATTTTTAGCAGCGGTTTGATATCACGCCTGGTTAGGTTGTTAAAGCCTATTACAGATGTATCCAGAGACAACTCTCTTTGGTAGCCGTTGTATCTGGAATACGCACGGAATTTTACTGGGTTGCCGTAAACATCAAAGTTACCAGATTGTGCGCATGATAGTGATAGATAAGAGTCCACACCCTCATCATAAAACAGCGCAATCTGCCCGTTCTCATACAACTCCAGCTCCATGTACCTTGGGTCTACCGTATCCGGTAGACCATCATAGGAAAAGGAAGTAATCGCAAGTTCAGACAGACGCTGATAATAGTCCTGCCAGGTGCACATGTTTAAGAACAGGGACTGGCCAAACAAGGTTTTCTTTTTTGACATGTTTTTAATTACCTCCTACGGTGTTGTCCAGTTCATAATGGCCGACCTGGTCACCTGATTTCCACCATGTTACTCCAGACAGATAAGCATTCCGGATTTCGTCTTGGTGTGGTTCCGGTATTCCTAAGTTTCCAGCACTTGTTGGCAAGAGATTTACCTCACTGCATTTCAAATACGTATACACTTTGCGTGCATTTCGAACCGGCTCCATGAACCGATTGACTGCATATCCAAAGCGGTCAAAATATGCATCGATTCTCTGGGCAAACTGCGCACGAATTGTCTTAAAGTAAAATGCAAATCCAACATTGTCAATCGCTGTGTTCAGGCTGTCTGTCTGTGCTGACCCATATACCGGGTCTGGGTGGCTGTCTATATCGTACTGCTGTGCCATCTGACCAGCAATGGAAGTTCCTGCCCCAACGACTGCCCCTATTGCCACACCAGGTAAACCACCTGCAATACCGCCATGGATACCTCCCGCAACGCCGCTTACTACATTTTTCAAAATAGCCGCCTTGTTCTGCGCCAGATACGCTTTGTACGTATCACCTTCCCATGCATTTACCGGGAAACTTGTTAGTGTAAGTCCGCGGTCATAATCTTTCTCAATACCGGCATGGTTGACAGGATAACAGATCATAGCCGGAGAAGAGATGAAAGTTCCCTGGACTTCAAACTGCGCGCCAGCTAGCCCCCATTCTTCCCAGCGATACTTTATCACCTGGCCGGACTTGTTTGTGGCAACTAATTGTGTGTACGGATACTGGAACAATTTTTTGTTGTGTGGCTTATACCCATCAAAATTATCTGGCATATTCATAACCGGTAAAAGCAAGTCAATAGTATCCGGTTCCGCGCTGGAACCCAGAACAGTTGGATATTCATACATCGCAACAATTGCATTTTCTTTTCCAGAGCCAATATATGACTCCAGAAGTGCGTTTAGTTGCGTTGCATCGTCCGTTACTGGCTGAGTCATAATATTTAGTGGGCTATAGATTTTATTGTAAAATTTTCCACCTGGTTTATCGCCTGTAGACGTTGTTCCCGTCATAATGCAAACAGACATATTGCTATAATCCGTAATGTACTTGTCTATTGTCACATAGTCACCTGTTTCCAGATTTTCAGGCACTAAATTTTCGAACAGGCCATCTGTAAGAGAATGCATACGTTCTACCCAGCAATAGCCAAGCTTGTAGTTAAAATGATACGTCTGTAAAGAGTCTATATGGAAATACATCCAGGTACATCCATCGTTAATGTATTCAACGCGAGTCACAAAAGCATAAAACCATTTTGTAGAATATGATGTATTTTGCCACATCAGATAATTGATGTGATAACAGTCGGAAACCGGACGATTTACACGAATCCGTTGTTCCTGCCGCTGGAATGTACAGTCCAGCATGGAAAACTTGGCTTTTCCTAAAAAATATTCTGTCTGTGCTTCCTGCGTTAAAAAATAGATACTATTTTTATAAGAGGGGTCCAGTGGGACCCCCTCCAGGAAGTAAATTTTGGTTTGCTTTGTCATAGTTCGATGACCCGCACCCTAAAAAGAGAAGCTTTGTCAGCGCCATCCGGTTTACCAACGTCAATAGCATAACCACTTCTACTTGGTGTTGGAACCAAAACTGCATATGCGAAATCAGTGGCATCAGTAAATTTCCCACCGCCATACATTTTTAAACTTGACCCATGAGTGTCAGCCGCTATATTCATTACTTCAACATTGACATCTTGGTCGTCCACCTTAACAGTCCCTCTAATACTACGCAAAGCAACAATATAAGTTTTATTAGAGTCCATCTCAATAGGTATATCAAGAGTACCAGTTGATGAAAATCGTAAAGAACTATCAGGCCATATAACAGGCACATCGCCTTCAAACACAATTTTAGGCGCATGTTTAATAGAACCTAAGATTACAACAGCCATTTTTAATCACCTCCTAGTACGTTACGATAATATTGCCATCCACAAGTTTTACATCTTCTACGGGCACTACATATGTTGATTCTTCTTCAACAGCCACCAGATTTCCATCAGAATCTACATAAAACTGTGATACCACTTTTTTTGCATTCTCATTAATGTGTACACTTAACTCTCCGTTGGAACTAAGGGCTGGGTCGGAGATATCCAGCCCCCATATCAGTTTTTTCTCTCAAATGTAAACGTATTGCCAACCTGCGCTGCTGTTGTTAAGTCCGTGGTAGCATTGTACTCGACACCGTTTAAAATCAACTGTGGTTTCGTTGTAGTTGCAGCAGTCGGGAAGATAAATACACCGTATTTCTGCACCGCAATCATCTTTTCTACGGCATCCTGCGTCTGTACAAAATTCCACTGCCCGATTAAACTAGGGGTGTCTTCCTGCGGAGACAGTGTTAAAATTGTAGCGCCTTCGTTGATGACTTTATCTGTTACCTCTACAGTGAGTGTCGCAGGTGTATTCAGGGAAACGTTATCGGCTTCTACAAAAACAACTGCGTTTGAAAATGGACTGTAGGACACTGTTTTCCATACGTTTAAGAAGTAGTTCCAGTACATACCAGACGCAACGTATTTTTCTGTAAAACGCAAATTGTTGTCATAGACCTGGAAGAATTCCTTATCAACCAGCACCGCTTTTACTTTTGCCGTAATTGCAAGTTCTTCTGCCGTAACTGGTTCAAACCCATCGGAACTTGCAACGATTTCAGAAAATGCATCATTGTCAAACGTTGACCAGTCATCAATAATTTTCAGCCGCCCCATAAAATCTGCCTTATCCATATGGAAAGCAGATGCAAGGACTTCTACATCATACCTTGCGTTATACATGGCATCCATAAAAATGTACTGATCTTCTTTAGGCGTATTTGTGTGAACGCCGGATGCATTGTATTTTGGTGACAAAATCGTGATCATGTTTGATACGCCCCGGAATTTTTCCGCATTATCATGCATATCGGTGGGAGATACCGCCTGCGGGAACATTTTCCCGTGTGAAATGGATTTAATGAGCAGGTATTTAAACAAGAGATACTCTACATACTCGTTAGAGCGATATACAGCATCAACCAGTTTTGCAATAAAATTGGTAACACCTTCCGCAGACAGAAAAGCCTGCCTTAAATCCTCATCCTGCACCGTTAACGGAAACTGGTAACGCATATTCATGACATGAAACGCACTGCGCACATCTGAAATGGTACGCTTAAATTCACGTGCTTCAGCTTTTTCAACTGAAAATTCCCTGGCTTTGCATATGTTTACAAAAACTTCTTCCACCGTCTCGCCGTACCCCAAATACCCCTTTTTCAGATCGGCATACGGGTTGTTAAAAGTTGACGACTTGATTAACACAAGTGCAATTCGGTTAATCAGAGAATTTAAGAACTGATTCTGTAAAACCGGGTTGCCGTATAAAACTTCTCCCACTTTAGGGATTTCCGTTGTTTTTGTAACCTCAGGCACCATACTCTGATATTCATACGTAGCATTCTGCCGTATCACATTCAAAATATCAATCGTGCTGGCATTTAATCCGTTCACACCTACTCTCGTCGGCATATTTTAATCCTCCTTAAACAATGATTCAAAGGTCTTTTTTTCTACTTCGTCATCTTTATCATCTTCCTTGATATCGTCTTCCGTAACGGAGAAAAAACGATCATGGTACCGTTTTCTCCATTCCGCATCATTTTCCTCATATTTTTTCTTATAATCGCCTGCCTGCGACACCTGAGAAGATAGATCATCAAATGTATCACTCATATCTTCCAGCAAAGAAATTGCCTCGTCTGATTCAGCATTTTCTGTGCCTATCATATCTCTTATTTTCTCTAACAGAGATTCTTTGCTAATCACTGCCACAAATACTCACCTCACTTATTGTAATATCGTATCATCATCCAAATTGGCATCCCTTTTCGTTTCTTTGGCACGGGCCCAGGGCCCGGCCCAGGTGGAACATACCCGTTCAGAAACCAATATGCGCACATCACGTTTGCATACTGCTCATTGCTTAAATATCCTAAATAGAAATTTCCAGATGTCCAATTCCAGGCAGATGATGGTTCTGTTTTATGCGCATCAATGTAACTATAAAATGCCCTTGCCGCCTGCTGACGCTCTTCCAGTGCATTTCCTGGCACCCCTTCCCAGCAGGCTAGAAATTCTGCGGTTAATGTGTCAATGTCCGTTGACGTGGAAGAAAGAAAATCAGAAAGCGTTGCGTATCCAAGCATCGAATTGGAAGCTGTCCAGTAGTTTTCATGCATCAAAAATGCCAACTGACCGTTTCCGTCTCCGTCAGAATAGCCATTTGATGTTACCCACTCGTGCAAATTGTAACATCTACCATAAGGTGTTCCTACATTAGTCCACTGCCCGAGCCCGAACCCACCAATACCGTCATAGTTGTATTCGTGGTCCCATGTAGTAGGAGTAAGGCTTTCCCATATTCCAGGGTTTACGCCGGACTCCCGCTTAAAGCACCCACACATGGCTGCTATTACATATGCGGATACAGTTGTTCCTATACCCCCAGAGTACCGGAATAACCGCGTGTAATAACCTGGGCTAGTCTGGAAAGTATTGATAGATACCTGATCTGCCAATGGCACGGAATCACTGTGGGCACCCATGGTATAACCTGTCCCAAGAGTGCTAGCATCTGCATGATGCACCATCTCTGTATGTTGTACTGTAGCAGATTCAACCCATACAATATCACCTGGAAGCCACTGCCCGTTTACATCTTCCTCAACAAATCCAAGAGACGAAAGAACAGGAAGCATCGTAGACGTGGTAAAAGCAGTATCAGAGCCGGCAGATGATAAATCAAATCCACCTGCCTGCAATGCGTACCAGATAAAAGAGGAACAGTCATAACAAGTGGCTCCGGTTGATGGTTCGACTTGCTGATTTCGATAGGTCTCAGAATAGCCCACATTTTCTGCGTTACACTGTGTAACTGCCCACGAATAACTCTGTGTCAAGTTTGGCATACTGATGACCCACCTCCATTACATACCGATTATTCTGCCTCTTTTTCAGAAAGCATCACGCACAACTTCTGTACAGCTAAGGTGTTGTTTTCCAGCGCCTGTTTTAGCTCATTCATTTCTGCCCGGTGATTTTCTGTCAACTCTTTAATCTGCGCTGTGTGCTGGATGTTCATTTTGTAAAACGCCCATCCAAGTGCGCCGCAGCACACAATCGGAAACCCAACTGTACTCACTGCCTGCATAACAAGATTGATATCCATGTTTTAGTTTGTCGCAGAAAGCCGCCTGGGATGGACGATCAAAAAATTTTTATAGCATGAATAAGTTTTTTCTGCGACATAGCCTCCTTTCCTCCTTTATAAATATAGTATATCATTGCACTTGTAAAATGTCAAGAAATATAGTATACTATAAGAAAAAGGACGATTATTATGAATACAAAATATTACAATGGAACAGATTTACTAAATATGAAAGATATTGATAACAAAGTTCCAGAAATTTATATTGTGACGACAAATAGAACTGGTGGTAAAACAACGTATTTCAACCGATTATGCGTCAACCGATTTCTAAAACAAGGTAAAAAATTTTGCCTGCTTTACCGATATCAATATGAGCTGGAACAAGTGTCTGATAAGTTTTTTAAAGACATTAAGGCGCTTTTCTTCAACGACTATATGATGGATGAAAAAACGCTCGGGAAATCAGGTTTTAAAGAACTGTTCATTGGAAAAAACTATAAGCATATGAATAGTTGTGGATATGCAATATCACTCAATGCATCTGACAACGTAAAAAAATATTCTCATTTTTTCAATGATGCAGAACTGATTTTATTCGATGAATTCCAAACAGAGTCAAACAGATACATCAATGATGAAGTTGGAAAACTGCTTTCCATACACACATCCCTTGCCAGAGGGAATGGAAAACAAGTGCGATATTTACCAGTATTCATGCTGGCTAATCAAGTAACGCTGCTCAATCCTTATTACTCGGCACTTGGCATTGCAGAACGACTCAATTCAAAAACCCATTTTCTACGTGGAAACGGATGGGTACTCGAAACAGATTTTATAGAATCGGCTGCTAATGCACAAAAAGAAAGTGCTTTTAATAGAGCATTCGCAACTCACAGGTATACTTCTTTCGCAAGCGAGAACAACTACTTATTAGATAATTATGCATTTATAGCAAAACCGCACGGAAGATCACGATATATTTGTACATTCAAGGTTGAAGGCGATTCATTTTCCATTCGTGAGTTCCCAGATTCAGGTATACTATACTGCGACGATAAATATGACCCAGATTTCCCGACTAAAATAGCTGCCACTCTTGATGACCATTCCATTAATTATGTTATGCTATCCTCAAACAACGTGCTAGTGTCATTCCTGAGAGACTGCTTTCAAAAAGGTAAATTCCGGTTCAAAAACGCAAATGCAAAAAACGCTTGCATTTCTTTTCTTAGTTTTCATTAGTTGACATATGCATCGTTAAGTAGTATACTATAGTTGTAACTTCATTCTTGTTTGGCTTCCTTATTGATAGGCGGAAAACCCGGGTGGAATATCCCGCCGCTCATCTTTCCTGGAGTGGTTCCCGGTTTGGACGCCCGGAATGGTTAAGTTATAAAAAAGGAACTATGTGCATACATAGTTCCTTTTAAAGTGCTTATTCTACATCTTTTTAAAATCCTCCTTTATATTTCCTTGTTTATGACTTTATTCTAGCTCATTTTTACTACTTTGTCAAGTAGTTTTTTTAATATATTTATAATTGTAAAATGTAACAAAATGTTAATAAATTTTTTCAAATAAACACTTGACAAACTTTTGATCGTATATTATATTATAGGTATAGGAAATTTCAGTTTCATCATATTTACTTTTCTTAAATTTATTCTTTCGTCTTATTGCACAAACTCTAGTGCGAAATTCATTGAATGTTTGTTACAATTTAATACCAGGAATTGGGGAAATAAGGGAAGGGAATTATTAATAAAG